CTCCGCCCGTGACATCGTACTGGTCCGCTCCAAAATTCGCAACAATTCGGCCATCACACCGAAAAAAGGTCTAAATCTCTACCGTCTCAATTCGGCCAAAAATACGACCACAATTCGGCCCGTAACAGACAACTCCCCCACAAAAGGCCTGAAAGGCCGACACAAAAACAGGAAGAACTAGGAAGAACTAGCAAGGAAGAACTAGAACATGCAATGTATCCCATGCCTGACCGCTGAACGCTAGCGAATCGACTGGCAGCAGAGGGTGCGGGGGTTCGTGTTCGCCTATCTTCCCCCAAGCGAGCTACCATTGCAAAGAGAGCATTTCCTAACCAAACAATACGCAAATGCCTGTCCTTGTTTTTCGTTTCCGCTTCAGTTCAATCGTGTTCGATAGGTTCGGGACGAGTGTCGTTTATCTCTACTACTGTTTGCTCGACGACACCAAGTCTTGAAAGTCGATTGCAGCAGTAAACCCAACACTCATCGCTCAATTGAAATATCTTTGCCCATCGTGCGTCCTTCCCGCGTATCGACTCGATAGACCGATCGGACTTCAGCAACTCAAACCATACTTCACGCAATTCCGAAATTCGCTCAGCAATTTGATTTGGGATTGTTCCATTCGCAATCAACGGCTTTATGTTAGTTTCGTGAAGATCTGAACAAACGAATAAATCGAACTGCTCGAGTAGATTGTACAAAACTTCGTCATCCGACAATCGGAGATTAGTCGAAAGTCCCCATCGAAACCCATCTCTCAAGGACTGCAACGCACTAATCACTTCAAGTTTCCAACAGGCTTAGGGGGTACTGACGGAATTATCCTTGCTTTGTCACCTGGCAATGGTTTGTAACCGGGCCCGACAACCTTGAAGTTGTATAAACCGCTTCTCACTCCACAGTACGGCCCCACATGTTTACCCCCTTCGTGGTAGTAAACTACCTTGTCGCCATTGCGGAACGCCCAGCCAGTACCAGTTCGACCATAAGGCCCTGCTGCCCAGCCGGGACCCAGAATCTCCGCAACTTCATCTGCTGATTTTCCATAGAGCGAAAGCGGATTAAGGATAATGTCATCGAATGAACCAAGAGGTGGCATTGCAGGCACGCTCAATGGCGGTCTTCCAGGAAGTTTCAGGCTTCCTCCAATGTTTGCCGATGCACCGATCCCTGCTGCCGTTCCAATCATCCCACCCGCCAAGGTCAGTATGTGCTGGTCCTCATGTGCTTGCATCATCGATTGATAGTCATCCCAGTACTGGCTACCAATGTTTACCAATCCACCCTTGCCGTCCCGTGCAAAGACATTTGTCTCGTACCATGACCTGCCGTTTGGATCAGTGTACCGCGTGCCGTATACCCAAGTATTTCCAGAGGACTCCATGAATCCGTCCTCACAGAGCTGCGTTCCATCAGTAGGGATACCTACCCTGCGATACAAGTCACCGATTGTCGGATTGATCATGTATCCCTGTTTCCGTAGGTAATCGATTGTCGACTGAGGAATACCCATCTTCCGAAGTTCTTCTTCGGTGTAATTGAGTACGCCAATACTCTGTGGATCAACCAACCCGCTCGGATCGGTCGCATAGCTCGGATGGTTGCCTACGTAGCGATACAGATTCGTATCCCCAGCCGCAAAACTCTTCGGGTCTTGGCTGATGAAGCGGGCGAGGACTAGGTCGAGGTACCGTGCGCGGTTGTATTGGAGGCCTGTCTCCTTGTCGAGTTCCCTACCCGTGTAGCCATACAGGTGCGCGATGGCAGTATCCGTTTCCGAGACAGTCTTGCCAAAGGCATCGTAGACGATGTGATTGACCACCGACGCCGTTCCCGCCGTCACTCGAGCTAGATCGCGCACCGAGCCTTGATGGTCCGTCATCGCCCACAATACGTCACGTACGCCACCTGAGCCGATGTTCTCCTCCGCGAGGACTTCGTCCACCAAAGAGCCGTGCAGGTAGCGGCTGATCACCGACCCAGTACCGTCCAACCGCAACGCGATCTCATCACCAGCATCGCCGTGGTCTTTGCGAAACCCTTGGTTAACGTAGTAGACCGTCGAGAGAATCGTGCCTGATCCGTTTTCCACCGTTTGCAGATAGCGGCGATTGAGCGCGTCGTAGCCGAAATGCACTCTTTTGGTCAGTGTGCCAGCCGAGGTTCTGTACCGAACGTCCGTCAATCGGTCTCGATGATCATAGGTGTACTCGATGTACGAATTGTCCGATTTGAGCGTCCGACGGGTCATGTTCCCGTTGGCGTCGTAGAGGAAATCCCACGTCGCATTCGATGTCAGGCGATTGTCCGCGCCAGTGACGTTTCCAGAGCCTGTCCGGTTGCCGTTCAGGTCATAGGTAAAGCTCTGATCAGGGGCGTTGGCATAGTCGATCGCGCTGAGCTGGTTGGTGGGGGTGTAGCTGTAGGTGGTCAGACCATCCGCCGACGACGTTACCGAACTTAGCCGATTTCCAGCGTCCCAGACGAAGTCGTAGCTGGCAAGGACGGTGCCCGTTGCTCGCTGGTGCTTGATCGACTGCACGGTCGACTTGAGCTGGTTTTGCGCGTTGGTGTAGGAGGAGAGGGTCTCGAATACCGGAGCCGCATACCCAACATCCGAGAATCGCTCGGTGCGGACCCGGTTTCCGGCCTGGTCGTAGCTGTAGCGGATGCTCTTGGTATCGGTCATTGGACCGGTTTGTTGGAGCGTCGCAACTTGGCCGTTGGCGGTATAGGTATACGAAACCTTCGAATCGAACGTGGCGGAAGCTCCCAGGCTGAGAGCAACTTCTCGGACTTGGCCGCCCGCATAGATGTAATCCGACTGGGCGATGATACTCGGCGCGAGGGTTTGTTTCTCCCGCGAGAGCAATCCATCGGTATAGGTGAACTCGAGGCTGGTCGCAGAGTCACTGGCCGAGGTCATTTTGCCGACTGCGTCGTATTGGAAGTTGAGGGTCTCGATCACGTTGGTCCCAACCAACCATTCTTCCTTGGTCGGGTTCGAACCGTTCCCATAAGTATACTGGATCTTGTTCCCGTCGGGCTTGATGACCAGCGTTTTGCGATCCGCCGCATCGTAACCGAATGTTTTGGTCTGAGTCAGGGCATTGGTCTCGGTCAGAACGCGATCGTAGATATCGTAGGTCCACGAGGTCGTTTGGCCGTTCGGTGTCGTTAGAGAGATTTTCCGGCCCTTGACGTCATAGACCGTGGTTGTCACCCCCCCATCGGCATCGGTAACGCTGAGGACTCGGCTCCTTTCATCGTAGGTGTACGATGTCGACAGGGAGTTCGGATCCGTTTGCGACAAGACTTTTCCCCAAGCGTCGTAGGTCCAGGTCGTCGTTTGTCCGGCGAAATTCGTGTGGCTGATCACGCGATCGAAGGCGTCGCGAATCCAGGATTGCGTCCGTCCAAAGGCATCCGTTTCGCTGAGTAGATTGCTGTAGATGTCGTGGATATAGGTCGAGGTTCCCAGACCGGTCTCTGTCCGAGATTTGGTTCGCCCTAGGTAGTCGGAACTCATCGAAATCGAGTGCTCCGGTGTGTACGGTTTGGAGCTCTGCACCGTGGATATGCCCGTCGAGGCGTTGGTCGTTCGAATAGTTGTTGCCAGCGATTCGTCGATACTGCTAGTTTCTTTGCCTTTGTACGTTCGGATGATCGAATCGGACACGGAGTTGACCGAGATAACGAACTGCGAGGCGATGCGAGAAAGGCTATCGAAAGCCGTTCGGGTCCGCTCTTGGTCTTTGATCATCTGCACGCGATTACCAGCCGAGTCGAAGGCATTGGTAATATTTGCCTCGCCCGTTCGAATGACGCCGAGAGACATGCCGATCCCTGTTTCCGAGTCGTCGAAAGTCGAGGTGGTGGTTCGCAGGTTGGTTGTCGAGGATTCTGCACGCCCAAGTTTGTCGAGGTTGACGGTGCGGTCGACCGTATACGAACCTGTCCCGAATGCCTTTTCCGATTGAACGACGGGACCCGCTACTGAGATCTTCCGCTTCCACTTTTGAAGCTGAGGATGATTCATATTGGGGCTCTGTCCATTGCTACCCGCCACGGCAAACGTATCAATAGATTCTTCGATCCGATAGTCGCCTGCTTCATTCCATGTGTATGAATACGTGGTCAGCTTGGGGAGTGCGGCGGTGCCCGACGTAGACAATTGGCTCGGAGTCGTCACTTGCAGGAGTCGCCCCTGTGCATCGGTCTTCGTCCTTGAGATCAAGTCGTTGTGATCCGTACTGACGACGGTCAATGAATCGTCAAAATAATCGGTGTACGAAGTGCGACCTGCATAGGTCGATTGACGTTGTCGATTGAGTTGGTCGTACTCCCAGGACTGGGTTAGGTTCACACCGGTATCAACAGGAGAGCTTTGCTGCTTCAAGTTGCCCATGATGTCATATTGATAAGTGGTCGAGACTTTGCGTGGACTGATGGATTCGACGACCCGTCCGAGCGCATCGGTTCTGGTGGAGGAGGAATTGCCAACTCGGTCAGTGGTAAGGGTTAGCAGCATGTTGTTCTCGAAAGAATACTTAACCGTGCTGATTCCGACCCCTTCCTCAATTCCAAACATGGGATCTTTGGAAATGACCAGCCGACCACGCGTGTCGTACAGATTGGCGGTGACGGCGGTGACCGGTTGAGCCGCGCTCGAGCGACGTGTTTCGGTCGAAAGGAGAACTAAACCCGTCGGTCCTGTGATTTGGTAGAACGATTGACCGTAGGTTGCCTTGACATCGGAACGGTACATCAAGTTCAGCTCGTCATACGAATTGATTTGCGGTGCTGCATCCCCAATTTTTTGGTAGAGAACGTTTCCGCGATTGTCCATGCGGATCTCGGTAATGAGTTGCTGACTGCCGCTAGCGTGTGCAGCTTGGGAGCTTTCAATTCTGGTCGGTCGATCGATGCGAATGTCGCCGTACGTGAACTTCTGTAGGCCACCTTGCAGCAAGTTGTCGGTCAAATGGACTCGGCCTAGTCCATCCGTCTCGTTCATGACCACGTCGACCTGGTTCGTTGTCGGTTGGCCGCTCGCGTCAATGGCCCCGGCCACGTTGGGTGTGGTGATCCAAGAACGGGTGCCAAAGTAGCTGCCGGAACTTGAGACCAAGTTGGCGCCGTGTTGATAGTAATTGACGCTCAGAACCCTGTTGTTGATGAGGTCTTTGGTTTGCTTTAGGCTGCCATCCGAGTAATAGGTGTATTCCATGTCCTGACCAACACCTGTGTTGGCGCCGAGGTTGCGGTTGAAATACTGCAATCCGGCTGCGACCTTGGTTCCAGCCAAATTCCTGGCAGCGTTGTAACGATGCTCTGTAATGATGCCGTTGCCATCAATGGACTTGAAGAGCTTGCCGTCGGCGAAGTACTCGTACTGGGTCCTTGAAAGGACCGGCCCCTGGGGGGATATGGTTTTCTCTTCCCGCAAAAAGCCCCGCAAATCGTACGTTGTGAGCTCGGTCGAAAGAGTCTGCGATCCAACCTTGGTGATTTTGGATGTCGGAAATCCCGTGCCCGGATCATAGGTCAAAGTCGATTCAACGACATCATTTCCGTCCAGAACCTGCACCTTTTCCGGAAGGGCTCGCGAGTTGTAGGATGTGTATTTGGTCTCCAGGCCGAGCGTGTCCGTGTGCGAGAGCAAGTACTGCTTGCCATCGTATTTCCATGACTCCGTGTAGTCCGAATTCAGGTATCGATCGATCGACATACTTGCTTTTCGGCGATCGTCATTGAGGATGTAGTTTGTGGTAGTCTGTTCGAGAAGGTTCTTGTTCTTCCCTTTGTCGAAACCTTCGATTGGTGCATTGACTTTGGAAACGACCAAGGCGCCGACCGATGCGCCACGCTCGTTGTCGGTCTCGTATTCATTGACGGTATGTCCACCGGCATTCAACGTATAAACAACATTTCCACGATAGTCGGTGGGATCGTACTTGGGGGTAACATCGTCGACGGCAATCGAGTCGTTCGCAGCCAGCTTGTACGACTGCTTGATTTGGTAATCGTAAACATAGAATGTCGTTCGATATTGATTGGCACCTGGGACAAACTCTCGTTCGGACTGGACTGACCCCAAACCGTTATAGACGTATTGGGTTTCATTGATCTTGTTGCCTGCGAATTGCTCTTCGGTACCTACGTGCTGGGCTCGTTGATTGAATTGATACAGTTTGCGCCAGGTCCCAGCGCTGGACACGGAGCCGGGGCCAACGAACTTGTCGATACTAGTGATTACTTGTTTCAGTTCGGTGACTAGTTGCGAAAGACGATTCCGCGTGTTCGAGAACCCGACCGTTCCTGCGTTGTCCAACCAAAATGGGTCGAGATTGCCGACCGTTACCTTGTTTGCCATTCGGCGCCCTGTGGCGTATTCGATAGCGACCGAAGAAAGTACGTTTGTCTGAGTATCGAGCCATTTGTCTGCCGTCAATAAACCGGCAGCATTGTATTGAAACTGATGATTGGCACCCGGGGCTACAAATCCACCTGCGCTGGCATTGTTTTCCTCGATATTCACCAGTTGCTTACGATTCATGGTCGTGTCGGCCGTAGGGACTTCCTGCAAAGTGATATCGTAGATTCTCGATCCGATCACGATCTTATCGATCATGTAATCTGCATCATAAAAAAACGTTGTGTCGCTCGAGTCGCTAGCTCGCGCCAAGGTGATGACCGGATGAGGTAGGGAATCGGACGTGTTCCAAACAAAAGATAAACCACGGCGTTGCGATTCCGCTGTGGTGGCATGAACGAAATTGACACCGGGCTGCTCGATGCGATCAATGAGCAGGAACGGCTTGTTGTGCATCGTCGATTTCTTAGCCACATACTGCGTTCCATCCGCGGTTGTATAAGTGTATTCGCCGCCAGAAACGGTGAATCGACCGAATTCCAAGGGTGGCTTTTGGTAGTCAGGAAAATCGATCCCGAATCCGCTAGCTCCAACTTGGATCGGAGTCAGTTCGCCTGAATATCCGAAGTTTGCGAGCGTGACCGGACTCGCATCAAAGACCTTTGTGCCCTCGCCAGGAAAGTGCATGAGGATTCGATCGTCTTCCACATCGGTCGTTCCGCGATCGTCAAAGATGTAGCTCGGTACCCCCTGGAGCATCCAGCCAGCTCCGAACGGATTCGCGTACTCTTCGTTGAGTCCTTTGGGATTGGTGGCGCTAACGACCTCCAACTGATCGCCGACCAGGATCGGAATCTCGCCCTTGATCGAGTAGACGACTGGGGTGGTACCCGAGTTGACCGTTAACTCAAGTTCCCAAATATACAGGCCAGGATCTTTCGGCAGCGACTGGGGCTGAATCGCGAGGATGTACTTCTCACCGCTTTGAGCTGTAACGGCAACATTCGCTGTGGAGAATGGGTAACCGACCTCGACTTGATTGCGATACAGCTTGAGCTTTCCCGATAGCGAGGTGAGAGCCGTTTGGCTATTCTTCCGAGCGACAACTGCGTAGATGATAGGCGCGTTGGCGTTTCCGTCTCGAACCAAACTCGAATCATGGATGAGTCCCTGGAGGCGGAGCTCTGCTTTGCCGCCCGACTTGTCGAGAATCATGGAGTGCGACGTCTGCACATCCCCCGTGAACGTGTCGACTACGATATCTCCACCCAGATACTTCATGTTTCCATACTGGACATCTGCAGACGTAAAGGTTGAGACTTCGAAGCTATTTGCGTTCACTGGAAGCGTCTGAAGCGCCAACTCGGGGACGGTTCGAATCCAAGGTCGGCTTTCAAAATCCGGAACACCACTTGATGCTCTCCACAAGGAATTCGTCAAGTATGAGTTCTGAACTCGAAACCGCACCTCCACTTCCCATCGGTGCTCGACGGTCTTGTACGTAACATTCCCCTGTAAATCTGTTTCTTTCTCACGCTTGGTCGAGCCGTCGGAAACGACAAGCCACAATGTTGGCGAGGTGGTTCCTGCGGTCCACTGTCCATTGGTGCTTTGGATATCAGCGATCCGAACTTCATTCCGAATGTCGATCGAGTACTGATCGACCTTGGTCACGATCAAATTGCGCTTTGTTGTTGTCGACCCTAGTACGAATTGCCCGACTTCCTTTCGGATATCATTCGGATAGGGGTCGACCGTCGGCGGCGTCGCATTGGGATTGCTCGTGTCCAAGCCAAACAGCGTATCGCGGACATCGACAATCTTCAGCTTGGTGAGGTCTGTTCCATCGTCGGTAAAGATGTCGCGCAGGTCAATTCGAACGCTCTTCTCGTTATAGTAGTCTTCTTGGGCTTCGAGATAAATCGTTCCAGGCAAATACATCCGATTGTTGGAATCGACTTGGTGCCGTTGATGTCCAATGAGCGCAGGCAAATTGTTGGTGACAGCAAGCTTGATTTCCTGAGTCTCGTACTTCTTCCCGGTGGTTATACCGACATAGCTGACGCTAAACTTCTCTAGCCCGGTGAATCGAATAATGTGTCCGTCGGCGTCGAGCTCAGGTTTGAGTGCTGCCCCCGTATTTGGGACATAGGTAATGGTTCCGTCGGTATTGGCCGTTGCCGTTCCAAAACTGAGCGATCCCGGCACCTCCAATCGCACGTCCTCGTCGCGTCGGTAGTCGTGGCTTGGAATAGGCGAAAATGTCAGTGACTGACTCAATGGGACGACCCAGTCGGCATTGACGACGTCGGCTAACTCCGAAGAAATAGGGGGGAGGCTATCTTCGTCTTCTTCTCCGCATTTCTTGATGGGCAAGGATCCGGAGAGTCCGACTTGCCATTGTTGCTCTTCGATATGGACGAGTGTTTCCGTCCATCCCGCCATCGTACCGATCTGGTAGTTGTTGTACTGTGGAAGGAAGGATGTGTTGTCTATCGTGTAGGTTGTCGAGGTGACCGAGATCTTCGGCGGGAAGACTTTGTTCGCTGGCGTTGCGTAGGGTGTGGAGTTTGTATCGAGCAAACCTGGCTTCGCTCCCGGGACAGCCTTGCACGCCTGAATTGCCATTCGGGTTGGGTTGGTATCGTCGTCCAGTACTCCTCCACGTGCTGGAGCCAGTGCAATGGATTGCCCCCCCGTGCTAATCAGCGTCGGCACGACTTCAAACACCCGGTTGGGACCTGGAAGATTGTTGTCCGTAATCGGCACGGAAAGGGTGAAGGACTGCGTATTCGACGTGAAGACAAAATTCTGAGAGACTTCCGGGATCGATCCCGTCAGCGCATTTGTTGCCACTTGCACCGTAACGGGCGCCGAGATAGTCCCTTCCATTCGGACCTTGAACTGCAGGGTGGGTTGGTTCTCGAGATCGATCACGCTGTCCACGACAACCTTGGCCACAGGAGTCGACACCGGGTCATCGTTCGTGATCGATGTTGTCACGCCCGAGGGGAGTGTAATGTATGCGCTCAACGCGGGAGTCGAGTGCTGGAACGAAACTGAGTAAGTTTCGTTGGGTTCGTTGGTTGTGTCAGGGTTCGAAAAAATCGCAAAGGTACGCTTTTGTCCATTCAGGCCGTTGAAGAAAGACGCGCCGATCAACTCGTTCACCTCGTCCTGAGGGGCGAAGTCCGCTGCGTTCGTGGTGCCATGGACAACGTCGTGCAACAACCAGATGCCACCCTCGATTTCCCCTTGCATTGTCACCTCATACTTCGCACCCCTTCCCTCAGCGATGGTTGCTGGATACGAGACTGTGAAGGAGATAGAGTCGCTGTCCGGAGCGATCGTTGCGTCGATTTGCCGTACAGGGAAGTAGACGTTGCTCGGAGACAGAAGGCGAATGCGGAACTGTTCCGTGGACTCGAGAATGGAGTCATCCTTAACGGCAATCTGAACCGTCTTTGTGAGCTCTCCCGATGCAAAACTCACGGTTCCGAACGGGATCTTATTGTTGACGAAGTCCTCTGCATCTGCTGGATTGGTGCCGATACCTTCAACCGTGTATCCCACGTCCAGGGTGCCAGTCGTTACAGCACTCCGAGTAAGTAGGAAACTGTAGTAGGTCGTACCTGCGTTGGTTTCGGTGGCCGAGGTTGCGGAAGAGGCTGAAAGTGTGACGATGGGTACAAATTCGTAGGCTCCGATGTCCAGTCCCGTCAATTGGCTCGGCGTGTAGGATGCGACCCCCGTGCTTCCCGTGTTTTGGGAGTTGAAAAGTCGTGGCGCGTACCTGCCATCGGTGAGTACGACAACGTCCGTGGACAGTCCGAGACTCACAAACGGTTGATTCAGCACACCTCGGCTACCGCTCATGCTGGTGATGGTTCGTATCTCACTTGCACTCATGATCATGAAGGGAGTAGGCGGCAGCGACTCGGGATGATCAAAATCAAGCATGACAGAACTGACCGCATTCACGTGAACTTTGGGGAGGTAGTTCCCCTGCGCGGCATCGGCGGCATTGATGGCAGGGCTATTTGACTGCAAAGCCAGTACTGGCAACGACGTGGACGTGAGCGATGAGAGCGCCGAGAGCTTGGGGTCGATCGGAGATGCTACGGTTCCTGTTTGGTCATTCAGGATCCAGAATCCGTCCATTCGGATCGGTGCATTCGCTGCGTGGGCAGCAGCGGTTGAGCCATTGTAGCCCCGTAGTACCGTCCAGGTGGTGCCAGCAATCGCTGTGACTTGGAGCAACTCGGCGTCGATTTTAACCACAAATGGAAGCGCTGGCACTACGCTGGGTGCCGCGTCGATTGCCAGTGACGACTGATTACTTGTCATAACGGACGCGAGACTGCGCTCTGCGATCGGTGGAGCGCCAATGAGATTGCTTCCGAGCGACTTGAATATTCCCTTGAGATCTGGCTGTCCCGCAGAGGTATTCTTTGCGACAAGTGCATTGCCGAATTGGTTGTTGAGTCCATCCGCGACGACGCCGCCTATGATGGGTGCCGAATTGTTCGCAATCGTGGAGCTGAGGATCGTCAAATTCGCCGTCGAATTCGTATACACAGCACCAGCCGACACGGTTGCCGTGTTTCCGGAGATAGTACTTCCCGAAACCGTGACGGTGCCGCCGATGGAGTGCACGGCCCCACCACTCCCCGCGGTGGAGTTCGCGTACAGGCTCGAGTTATTGATCGTCACAGACCCGTTTAGATTCGAGATCGCACCACCGTTAGCAGCGCTACTACCGGTCAATGCAGAGCGATCGACAACGAGTGTTCCGCCATCGACGAAGACGCCTCCACCGACTCCAGAACCTGCGGCTCCGGATAGTTTGATGTTCGCAATGCGCAGTCGCCCGGAGCTTGAGACACGCATGGCCCGAGATCCGTTCGCGTGGATATAGGTGTCGGCTGCATTGATCCCCTGAATCTCAACGTTCGATGAAATGAGCAATTCACTGGTCAGGGAGTAGTCGCCCGCAGGAACAACAACCGACGAAAAACCAGGGCGAGCATTTGCTTCCATGATTGCAGCTCGAAGGCTGACGAGCCCCGAACTGGTGGTGACTTGCCCATCCCCAGGCGCAAGATCGGGGAGATCCGCCGATGTGTTCACTCGCCAGATTGATGCTTCATAGGCGCCGCGGTCGATCGTTGAATTGAGATTTCTGAAACCGCCATAGGTATCCGAAAGCAGGATGGCATTGGATTCAGCAGGGTGGCTTGCCGCAACGGTTCCGAGGATTCCACGCACGATGTTGACGAGGGTCGTGCCATCGTTATTTCGAGTGACAACCGTCGCCAGCATTTTTTCGTCTCGGATCTGAAGGGTTGAAAGGTCCGGGATCGTCGCATCGCCCTTGACAATCAGCTGGGTAGCGGCGGCTGAGATGCTCGCAGTCAGAACCAGCATCGAGCTGTTGAAGCCGGGCGACTGTTGATCGTTACCCCAAATGAAGGGTTGACCGGAGCGTTGCTCCAACGGAGTGCCATTCCACAAAGCGCGACTGACGGTCAACAAACGATGGTTGGGATCGATGCCATGAACCTGAAGCGTTTCCCGTCCAAATTGAGCTACGAAAGGAGCAGTCGAAGGAAGCTGGAAACCTGGGGATACTGTGACGAATGTGCCTCGGTCCGGCACGATCCCGAGTGGCTGCACTTGTTGGGTCGTACCCTGAGCTGCACGCGTTACCGTCATATTGTTTCTAGCGTGATCCAGCGCCGTGACGATCATCCGTTCTGCTCCATAGCGAAGCAGGAACGGTACGGCTGGTAGTGGAGTTGTATCCTCCACATTGATCTGGATCGAAGTAGCTGTGCCCGCGAGCACATCGGTACCGTAAACGGCATCGAGAACGGTCTGCTCTTTGGCTGCGGCAGCGAAATCGAATCCGCTGTTGTTCCCGATGGCCTCCAGCTTCTTGTCGTTGATTGCGACAATCAGACGCGATGCATGCGACGGACTGACCGGAATGGGGTCTGTGGCAATTCCTGCACGTATGCCATCAAATGGCAGAATCATGTCTGCGACACGCAAGTAGCCTGGATCATTCGTCGCAGGAACTGAGTTTGCGGCTGAGAAGAGAAAGCCGGTCAGTTCCGCCACGGTACCTTTTGCCGCGGCAACCGGCGCCGTGTTCTCATATCCGCGCACAACGGAAAGGAAGTGGCCATCGGCATTTGGATCGGGACGCGTGCCGCCACGGACATACATGACTTCCGTTCCGAGGCGAATCTTTCCGCCGACCATTCCTGCTAACGGAAAGGGCAGATTCGGAACGTATATGGACGTGTCGGCTACGTTGATGGCATTGCCGATCTTTGCGATCCCAACGGCTTCAATCAGTTGGACATCGATCGCACCACTGTACTGGAAATGGAGTTTCGCTGAATCAAGTCCCTCGAAGCCACCCGAAAACAAGGATCGTATCGGGTGGGATGACGCACTCGATCCAAGCATCCCGCGCGAGACCGTGATCGTCTTCGAAACGCTGTCAATGCTGTCTACACGAACGATCTCGGTTCCATGCAACAGGAAGAAGGGCGCAAGCGGAAGCCCCGCTGTGTCTTCCAAGTAGAAACGGGTGTCGGAGCCTGAGTTTGAAAGGACCTTGCCAAAGGCGATCTTCGTACCTGGCCGAATGTCGGAGTTCGATGTGTCGTAGCGAGCACGCACAACGGTGAGCTTGCGTGTGGTTGTGTTGACGGCGGTGACATCCATGAGTTCCCCGTCGACGCTGGCCACAAATGGTAAGGTAGGAAGGTTCGCAGTGCTCGCAACGGCGATCTCTGTGTCATTGAAGAATGCATAACCTTCCGTGGTCGACTCGAATGTTGTCGCGACCGACATGACGATTCGCTTGTTGATGACGTATTGGTTTGCAGCCAAATTAGAATCAATGACGGAATTCTGGCCAGAAAACCCAGTGGTAATCCCTGAGTCGAGTGCTGGACTGTCTGCCAATGGCATGACGATCGATTCGGACGATCCTACCGGCACATATCGAGTGATACGCGGGTCGATTCGTGTGTTCACCGCCCACGAGAAAAACAATGCAGATCCAGAAGCGAATGAATTGGTGGTGCTCGGTGGTCGAGCCACGGTCACTTGATAGCCACTGACCTGGGTCACCGTCACGTTCTCCGTGGTTGGCGTTGTGACCAAACTGCCGTCAGAGTTGTAGCTCGGAGGTGCGACGATTTGCGCGTTGAATGGGACCGGAGGAAATCGACTGGCATCATCGATCTGCAGGATGTTGGTCGAGGGGGTGATCGATGATGTAAGAGACACTCGTTCTCGTGAGAAGGCTTCGTAGGCGGGTAGCCCGAACTTATCGGTCGCTTTCCAAAAGCCATTGGTACTCCATGCAAACAGCGAGTCGCTTGGATGTAGCTGTACCGTTGTACCGTTCACACCCCGCTGAACCGTCAGTTCGGTGATGTTTTCTTTGTCACCCGAAACTGGGTCTCGCATTTCGGTAATGCCAGTGACGAGAACGTATTCACGGTCCCAGTTCCTGCCGTTGATGTGTCCCACTTGCGCTAGAAATGGAAGTGGAGGAAATAGGAGTGACGGAGTTTCGATTCGGACCTTGGTCTCCGTGGTCGATAGCTGATTTCGCGTGGGTATCGTTTTCACTTCTGCTTCGTCGGCCAAATTTCCACCCAAGGACTGAAAACTTCCTCGGACTGCGGGTGGTTGCTTGGATTGGACCGAGGGTTGCCCCGAGAAGATGGAGTTCTCGATGGTCATTGATGGTGAGTCATCCACCCAAGCGCCGTCGCTCAACATTGCCTCGGGTGCCAAGGGAATTCTGGAGAAACTGAACTCTGGTAGTGATTCGTAGCGGGTCCGGAATGTTCGTACGTCGGCTGTGTTTTGGAATATCTTCGCCGTGGTCTGATCTGAGAAACCCGAACCCGCGTACACCTCGGCAGGGAATCGTGAATTGTTATAAAAGGTTGCGCTTTCTAGGATCGTTGTTGGTGTATGCGGATGCACGAAATTGTAGATCGTTTCGGAACCACCCGGGTACAGCGATACTTCTGAGTGGTTGTCCGCGAAGACGGCGTTTGTGACGCTCAGCCCACCCGATACTGCCCATACCTGAAATGGGTACTGGTGCTCTGATGCACGGGTAAGGTTTCGCCCACGAATCACATGGAGGACTGCCCCCTCGATCTTCGTGACGGTCATGATCTCGTTGTCGATCAGAATGTCGAAGGGCAAGTTGTACTTTGCGAACTTGACAGGATCTCCCACCGAGATACGGTTTTGAACGTGGTCGATATAAATCTTGACAGAGGATGTCCTTGGATGCGAGACCGGTTTGGTGCGTTCGACGGTGAGCGACGTTTGAAACCGATTCAAGGCGGTGACTTTGACAACCTCATCACCGATCAATAGTCTCACAGGAAGTGGCAGCGACTCAATGGCCGCATAGCTATGGACGAAAATCTCGGTTTGGTTGGGATCAATGTCCGCAGCGATGGGCAGCACGCTCAACTCGGACTTCTCGATGAACTCATGCACTCCCAAGTTCCGAATCGCTGTCGAGGTCGCATAGAATCCTGCCGTGTTCGACGTGTATTCGATTCTCGAGCCATCGAGCTTCAGATTTCCCGACTGGTTGTAGAGAACGGGAGCCCCAGGTTCGATGCCAGGATGATTATGGTCGAAGCGAGAATTGCTGATTGCCATATCGGCATTCACGCCGCGATTGGTGATGAGCCCGCCGTTTGCGGCTGATATGGTATTGTTTTGGAATTGAACATCGTCGATTCGAACCCAACCGTTTTCATTGACTAAGCCTCCTGCGTTGGTGGCCGTCCCTCCATTGTTCGAGTAGGTGCTGTGAGAGAACGTGAGTTTTCCTGCATAGTCGTTCCGGATTACGCTCGAACCGGCCGTGTCGATGTTGTTGGATAGAACTACATTGTCGAGTGTTGCCGTTCCATTGTTGTACAGGGCACTTTCTCCATAGATTGTGTGATTCGAGAGCGTTGAGTTCCCTCGCATGGTCAGGGTGCCAAGGTTGTAGATCGCGAGTCCTTTGGTGGCGACCCCGGATGCGAGTACTTGGGAGTAACCAGCGTTGGAATCGATCTGCGACGCGCCTTGAATGGTCGTCGTTACACCCGAATTTAGGTGTAAAGATCCGCCCGCAATGTCTGCAAGATTACGGCGGATGATGCTTTGCCCATCGATCGTGATCGTGCTCGGGTTGGCATAGATCGCACCACCTCTCCCGACTGCCGAGTTGTCCTCAATAGTCGACTGCTGATCGACAAGCAATTCTCCGGATTGAACATAAATGGCACCGCCATCCACTGCAGAGTTCAAGGAAATCTTGGATCCGAAAACCTCAACGCGACCGTTCTGGGTATAGATCGCTCCTCCGCGAACCGCTGAATTCTTTCCACTCCATATCGATGAGTTGAGATAAGGGTAGAAAATCTCCGATTGCTTGAGCGTAACGGTACCACCGTCGTTGAAAATCGCACCACCATTCCCGCCATCAAGAGTCGTGCCGTCGGGACTTCGGAAGCCTGCGAGCTTTACCTTTTCAAGTGTCAACGTGGAATTCGGTCCAACTTGAAATGCCCGATCGTTCAAAGCAAAGTACTGAGGGCCCGTCTGTGAATTGGACACCATCCAATTCGCAGTGATTACCGTCGGCGTGTCGTTGCCCAAGACCCTGATGTTTCCCCAGACGTCCAAATCTCCCGTTTGCGAGTTTTGCTCGTTGTTTCCTGAGTTGCTGAGAACAACTTCTGCAATGGTCGGTTCGAAACGGACGATACCTTCCATCTTGTTCAGCGTGGACTGTTCCAAGACGCCAGTCCAGCCAGCAAGATTACTCAGTTCTTTGACCGCAGCGCGCAGCGACACCTGGGAACCGGTTGCCGTCGGATCCGTGTCGACAATTCCATCCGTGGTGGTTGGTGAGGTGTCCAGGGCGTCGTTCGTTACGTTGACGAAGTAGGTACCGAACTCGGTAGCACCGATGTCTACTTGCTTTTGCGTGTCAGACAAGCTTCCTAGATCGGGACCGTCGAGGAACCGGTCGGCTCCGCGTTGGTCGGTTGTTCTTCTGCCGTAACTGCTTCCCCGATCGATTGCGGGACTGGTTGCAACGGGCATCACCGACCGTGTGCGGCCGCCTTGATGGGAGAGCTGGCCTACCGCTCCCCACAGGACGGGCGCCAGGCTTTGCCCTCCGACTTGGTCGCGCAGGTAACTCATCGTCAACAATCCAACCGCAGATCGTGCATTTCCGATTACGTTGAAGCCATGGGAAATGAAAGTGCCGGACGTGTCGGCAATCGAACGATTGTCAACCACAAGCGAATTGCGAAGAACGAAACGACCGGACGTTAGGTTTTGGAGTGTTTCGGAGGTGTTGGTTGACGGAAGCCCGTTTCTTGCCACCGTCGAACTGAACAGCGAAACGGCACCCGTGCCGTAGTTCGAAATCGCGTCCCCTGTGAGGCTCGCGTCATTTTGCGAAAAGGTGCTATTGATGGCAGTCAGCTCGCTCGTGGACGCCAAATAGATACCTCCCCCACGGGTCGCCGTGCTATCTGAAATGGTTGAGTCCACCATGACGATGGAGCCAGTGCCTCCGGCATAGATCGCTCCACCGAGATTCGATTGGCTGTTACGGATTTCGGATCGATCCAACCACAGTTGCCCACTCACGTTGGCAGACGAGCCGTTTGCGGTGGTTGAGTAGGCACCCTGGAGTACCATATTCTCAAGCCGAAGCACACCAGTAGAAGCAACCGTGAAGAGAAGCTTCGACGACGCACTGGGATTCGGGCTGATCACGGTTAACGCTCCCGAGGCCGCACCCCGAATCGTAATGTTGCCGGTGATGCTGGGTAATCCGCTGTCCAGCAATACTGGTTGAGTGATAGTTGGTGAGAAAACAATCAGGTTGGAACCGCCTGCAGCCTGTGCATTATTGATCGCTCGCCGCAGGGACATGGTCGTCGTATTGACCACATCGGAAACGGTGTCCACCGTGTAGGTTTGGTTATAGGTTGTGGTCGGTGGAACAAGGGGAGCGAGCACGTGGAGTCGGTAACTCCCAAAAGTACTGTTGTTCACTCGGCCGGTCAGAGATGTTGGGCTGTAGCTCGCGTTCTCAGCAGACGAGATCCCGATGTAGTAGAAACCTGCAGTCGTCGCCTGAAATGAGACCGATGGATCCACTCCTCCTGACGATGCAGCGGTAAAGAGCTGCGTCCCAGTCGCATTGAAAACGCGAATGCGGGACTGAAGTGTACTGCGGTCTGAGATAAACTCCGAAGCGAGTGCTTCCGCCTGAATATCGATACTCTGGCTGGCCGCGAGATTTACTTTGTAGAAGTCAACATCCTTCTCGCCATTGGAACCATCCCCGAGGTAATTACCCACCGATGCTGGAACTCCAGGAACAAACGTGATGGTGGATGCCGTCGATATCGTTTCGTTTGACTCAGGTGCCAGAGTGCTCGTAACGCCTTCTAGCCGAATTGCGTCTGCAACTAGGTTTCCCACCGATCCGGCCAACCCACTGAGTGTAATATTGACCGCGGTTCCAGTCGATGTGAAGTTCGCAAGGCGTTTCCAGTTGATCCCAGAGGAATAGAAATCATTTGGCGCGACGCTCTGATCCACCGACACCGTCGTGCCCGCAACATTGAATTGGGCGTTGGTTGCGCCATAGTTCTGCGTTCGCCAGTGCGCAGAGACATTATAAATACCTGCCGGTACGGTGAATGTCCAAGTCGCAGTGGAGCCGCTTGCTGCTGGTACCGTCCGAACATCGGATTGCCAACCGTTTCCTGTTTGTGTCCAGGTTCCCGTCGTAGTAAATCCATCGCTTCCATCGTCGATATAGATCCCACCATACGTGTCGGTTCCGACGGACTCGAGTGCATTGAGAACCAGGACGGCGATGGATTGCGTTGTTGTAAGTGTTCCATCGCTTGCTTGGACATTCAGGTTGTAAATGTTGTTGGCACCTACGTCCGTCGGCGCTTCGAAGTCAGGTGCCGTAATGAAGGACAAGACACCGGTATTGGTGATCGCAAACTTAATCGCATCGGCACCCCCAGTGATCGTGTACGTGATCGAAGAATTGGCGTCGACGTCTGCTGCCACCACGGTCGTGACATAGGTGGTCGACTCGTAAGTGGTGACGTTGGTCTGCGAATCTCCGCCGTCGCTGATGATCGTGGGTGTATCGTTCGCGCCCTGGATGACGACGGTTATTTGGGATGACGCCGTAGCATTCGATGAATTCCGAGCTGTGTAGGAAAAGACGTCTGATACGGTCGTGGATGTGTTGCGCAACGCCTGTACGGCCGAAAGAGCGTTGTTGACCGTGTATGTAAACTGTCCGTTTGACGCGATATTAATAGAACCGTAGGCACCGGTTAACGTTGTGCCGACCCCACCGTTGGGGTTACTCACCAGCCCGGCTGCCACGCCGATGACCGTGTTGCCCGACCCGGTATCGTTGGTGAGTACATTGCCAGTCGGGTTCGTCCCTGCGGTCCCATTGTTGACACCACCAGCCTCAGTCGCAATGGCTTGGTCGACGACGGCGACGAATAGGGGTAGGATCGGCTTGTTGACCGCGAACTCCGAAGTGTTTCCTGTAGCGTTTGTCGCGGTAGCAGTCAAAGTTTCGGTTCCTACGTAAACCGTGATGTAGTCGTTCAAGTCGATATTGCCGACAAACGCACCGGACGCGTTTGCTGTGAGAAAGCCGACGTAGCGTTTTCCACTGCCATTCGTGGAACTATTGTCGCTCAAGAAGAATTCGACTCTCGCGTTTGCAAAGATCGATGCTCCGCTTGCCTGAGTCGCCCCAACATAGCCGGTGAGTGTGGCAATTCCGTTGTTCAATGAAATCGTTGAGATGACGGGGGTGTCGATCGATAGGTTGGGATTCCCTGATGTGAGCAAGTCGTCATTGGGGGTTACGCCTGAAGGAGGGTCATTTGGTGCAATGAGATCGATGCCCAGTTTGGCATTACCGTAAATCGCGTTTCCTTGAATGGCGTTTCCGATTGATGGACCTGCAATCGTGATCCCTTCATTCAAATTACTGGAGATCGTGTTCTGGCTCGCTAAGATCGTTCCTCCAATCGTATTGAAACTCGAATTCTCGATGGAAATACCTACCGAATTCCCGATGCTGACTAATCCCGATGCACTTAGTCCTATGAAATTGCCTAAGACCACGTTCGAGTTCGAGGATATTTGGAGCGAGATCCCAGCTCCAGTATTTCCTGAGACGAGGTTTCGGTCCGCTGCGGAAACACCACCGATCGTGTTGCTGCTGCCACCGATTACGCTAATGCCGACACCGTTAGGAGACGATACCGTCCCGGCGTTCGTCAATCCGATGAAGTTACCAGCGATGGTGTTGCTCGAGCTGCCAACAAAAACGCCCGATGTTCCAAATTTTTGGATTCCAAGGCCCCGGATCGAGCTCCCGCTACTTCCACTACCCAACGTCAGTCCACTCGCGCTGAGCCCAGCGCTAGTTCCATCAAGCCCAATCAAGATCGTTGCATTACTTGATGTCGTGCTCGTGTTTGCCGATGCGCCCGATTGCGAATATCCATTAATGATTACTGGGCTCGTCAAAACAGGGAGCGCACCCAGCCCGGACGATCCCACCATGATGATAGACCAAGTCGCGGATCCTCCCCCGCCTCCACCAACTCCGATGCCAACTCCGATTCCACCGCCCTCGTCCCCGCCACCGCTCGTTGGTATCGCGAAGTTGATTGTATCCAGACCAGATGTATTGTTCGCGGCTATGATTGCTTCTCGAAGGCTTACCTGCCCGTCAGGCCCCTTGTTGAACGCCAGCCAGCTAATATTGTAGGTGGGATCCGAGACTATTTCGCTGTCGTTGTTATCAGCGAATGTTGTGACACTGACCGTCGCAAGTAACCTTCGATCTTCGAGGGGCTCCAGAATAAGTTTTCGCCATTCCGATCGACGATGACGATTCTCGCGTGATTTCGCTACCATTCGATGGTTACGGCCTTGCATGGGCTACTCCTTGTGTCTTGGTTCACCGGCAAGTGAAATTTGCCATATCAAGGTTAACGCATGGTGAATGCGTCCTGCACGGGGATTTCGCCGCATCGTGCGGCGAAGGTTTATCGCATACCACCAAAGTCGGAATGGAAGGGAGCAGTCCCTTGTAGAGGGCCGCTCCGAATTCCGACTTCGGGCTTCACGACACTCGGGTTGCCATCGGTTGCGATGGTAACTGTCAGTGCCGTTTGTTATCGCGACGTGTGGACTGGCATGCGTTTGCATAGCCAACTGCGTTGCCGAGGTGGTCGAATCCAGGTATGCGTCCGGTTCCAACGTCACGTACGCACTCCGGTCTCCGACGCGGGAGTGCGCACGAGGTGTGTACTGCTGGATGATTGGAGTGATGCTGGTGACCATGGCGTCATAGTCTAAGCGATTAAACAATCCGTGTCGCGAATCGACAATCAAAAATCCGCAAGTTCCAAAATGAAACTGGGCGGGAGCAGGCGCGATCTTGCATCACAGATTTCTGCGTCCAAATTCCCCACGACCCAGGACACTGGTTTTCGAAGACAGACCTTTCCTGAGATGTTCCATCGAGCCAACCTGGGTCCAAGCTCGATGGAATCGATTTTTAGGTGAAAGGCATCCCTCAAAACCACCATCAAACGGGGAACGGAGATGGGCTCGCTAAACGGCTAAAATGAGGTGAAAAAAGAGAACGAAGTTTCAGAATAACCAGCAAATTTGTTGGCCAAAACTTCTTTCTTCTTTCACGGTAGCTCGCAGAAAAATAGTTATATATACACACTCTCTCTCTTTCACCCATATACACACGTAACACAAACACGTTCGCGTACGCGATGTAACGAAGCAGATCGACGTGCTTGCCATCGCCGATGCGATTACCAGCTCGCATCCGGTGACGATGGAGCTGTCGATCGGAGAGGACTTCGCCAAGCGGTGTTGAGTTGAGCAGCCGACATAGCTCGCTCGGTTTGAGCTTCCTTGGATCACTCGCCACGAGACATCTCCTTGAGCATCCAGGCTGCATAGGCTACGAGGCTGATCGTTCCGTCCTTGTTTTGGGGCGCACCGGAGGCAAGGTCATCTGCGATCTGCTGTTCAGGAATGCGAATCTTGGCTGCTGCCGAGAGGAGTTTTGCCGCTTGTTCGACAGAAAGTCGATTCGGGTCGATCGGACTCTTTCCGCTGCTCATGCCAGGCTCCCTTCATAAAGGTTTCGCACCGTGGCCAACACGGGCCCCACCGGCGCGACTTGTTTCGATGTTCGGCCCCTTGGGCACATGCGTTTTGAACCCCACACGTCGCCAACCGTGGCGTTTGTTGGGATACCGGAAAACATGCAAAAAGACTGGGAAAAACATGCTTTATCGGCTGGATGTGTTTCAAACCGCAGGGCTGAATGTGTCACACGCAAACGCAATGGCGATTGCAAACGACCGACCCACCCAACCCAAACGGAGAGACAAAGATGAACGCTAACGAGATCGCTTTCGGAATCGAATTCGAGACCACCCTGCCAAACAGCGACACCACACCGATCGGACCATACCACCACGGATACCAAGTACCTTGGCTCCCCACCGGATGGCGAGCAGAACGCGACGCGAGCATCAAACCAGAGGCACCCAACCGCAAGGGATGCGAATTCGTAAGCCCCAAGCTCAAGGGATACGAAGGCCTCAAACAAATCGAAGACGCGATCGACAAGATCAACGAACACGGAGCACGGGTCAACGCAAGCTGCGGGCTGCACATAACGATCGAATGGAACGGCGACGCAGCCGCCTTGGCCAGATTGATTTCCCTGGTCGGCAACCATGAGAAAGCGATCTTCGCAAGCACCGGCAGCCGACGACGCGAACAAACGGTCTACACCAAACGGATCAAACAATACGGGGACAAGGATGCCGCTAAGAACCGATGCGAAGCGGATCGCTACCACCTGCTGAACCTTACGCACCTTGCAGCAGGCAAGAACCGAATCGAATTCCGGGCCTTCGCCGGAACGCTCAACAAGACCAAAGTGGTCGGATACCTGATGATGGTCCTGGGGTTGGCAGAGCTGGCGATGAATACCAAACGATGCGCGGATTGGGACTACACCAAGAAAGATGGAACCAAGAGCTGCTGGGATCGACCCGGAGCCGGGTTCGGCGAGACAGAACTCAACCGCCTCTTCTACCGATTGGGTTGGACCAAAGGTTGGTACAAGGGTGAGCTTCGCAACAAGATCTTCGGCGAGATCACCGGCGAGACCAACCGCGAATGGAAGACGATCAAGAACAAACTCCTCGAGATGGCCAAGAAGTACGACCAAGCTGCCTAGAGCCGACCAGCCATAGACCCCGCTGCCCGACCCTGGGCGGTGTTGTCCATTACTGGAACGATTCATGGGAACCGGTCGCGACAGTGCCCCACAAAACGCCTTTCTCGGATATCGCTTAGTAATCCCCCACGCATGCAATGCATAGCGACCGGTGCGAACGTCGTTGGTTTGGTGCGATGCAAAACAATCTCGGCAATTGCCGCTGAATGCTTCGGTAATCGGCTTGATGCTTTTCCATCCGCATGGCTCCTGTGTTGGGACGTTCGTTGAACATCCATTTTCAAACAGACGGGAGAAACAAACATGACGATCGACGAATTGATTGCACGCCTCGAAGACTACCGCGACGAGATCGGTGGTGACGCTGAGGTTCGCTTGATGACCCAGCAGAATTGGCCATTCGAAAACACCATCTGCGGTTTGGCATCGGGGGCCGAGATCAACGACTTCGATGAGGACGACGAGGATGGGGATGATGACGACGATGCGACCGAAGATTCGGTTCTCTACATCGTCGAAGGCCAGCAGCTCGGGTACGGAACCAAGCGAGCTTGGGACGTCGCCGGCAACAACTAAACATGTGCATGTTTCGCGAAGCTTGCCCAGAAATGGGCGGGCTTTTTTGCATGTTTGGGAAACATGAAAACATTTTTGGAAATGAATGCGAATCCTGCTTGCTGTGTTGCAAACCGCATGGCTCATGTGTGTTAACGCCAAACGAAGCACCACCCTTTCCAACACGGAGAAACAAAGATGGCCAACAACAAGATCGACGTAACAGACCTCGACCTGAAGATCACCAAGATCGAAAAGCGAACCTCCTGCGGTGGCGCTTGGGTCCGAGGCACGATCAACGATACGGTTCGATTCGAAGCCTTGGTTTTTGCCGAACACGCCGAGAGCGAAGAGTACGAACTCGGACGCACCAAGATCTCGAAGCTTTGGATCCAAGAGATCAAGACCAAGAAGACGCTTTTCAACTTTGACCGCGGGTTGGACGTACCGGCCGCGACCACCGAGATCCAGGTGGTGGTTGATTTCCTCGGATGCGGGTTGGCCGACTTGGTTTGGGGATCGTAAGCCGAAATCCCGCACGCGGGATCGTCGCTCGGTTGTGCGAGCGGCCTGACGATGGCAGCTAACCACGGTTCCAATACGGGAGACAGGCGAATGAAGAAGGCAGAGGTCAAGATCGGTGGCAAGTACTATGCGAACGTCACCGGCAAGAAGGTCGAGGTTCAGATCGATAGCGAGAAAGCCAGCGGTGGTTGGAACGCAACGAACCTCGCAACCGGCAAGAAGATCCACGTCAAAAGCGCTCAGCGATTGCAGGGCGAGGTTGGCAAAAGCAAGACGGCTGCGAAAACGCAAAGCGAAACGGTCAACGCAGAACCGGTCGATACAGCCGCCGACGTAGTTCCGATCAAACCCAAGCGAGTCGCTAAGAAGGCCGACGGAGATCAACCGAAGCGAATGAGTGCCTTGGCTGCCGCCCACAAGGTTTTGTGTGAGGCAACCGAGCCGCTCAACGTCCAGCAGATGATCGAGGCGATGACCAGCAAGGGGTACTGGACAAGCCCTGGTGGCAAGACACCCCATGCGACTCTCTACAGCGCGATCCTCCGAGAGCTTGCCAAGGGCGAGACCTCGCGATTCGTAAAGACCGAGCGGGGCCGATTCGTAGCCGCTAGCGCCAACGCCGAGGTGGCCCAGTGAACTCGGATCCCAACTACCGAGTCGCAGACGCGATGCGAAAGGTCGCTCTGCGACTCGAAGAGGCTTTTCAAACGGGCAAGGTCGATTCGATCGATGCCAACCAACTCTCCGAGATCTTTCTCTTGATCGCCGAAGAGCTTGATCCCCCTTTACCAATCCAACACGAATCCCATGCGGGGAACTGACATGCACATCGGACAAATCCATTTGGTCACCGACTTGGCCGATGGCCAGCGAGCGTATCCCGAACGCGACTATTCGTACCAAGTCCAATCCGAGGACGACCCATCGCTCGACACCACGGTCGAGTACGTCGAGCGCCGTGGGGACCGTTTGATCGCCCGAGGACACAACGGCCAGGACTATGCCGTATCGGGTTTCGATCGGTTTGAACTCAAGACGATTCGGAATTGGCTCCGGCGCTAACCGTGCCTTACTTCCAACCAGCGCCCCACGTTTGGCACGTGTGGGCGTTTTGTCGTCGGATGGCCTAGTTATGCCAACGCGGAATGCGACGCAACGGTGGCCAAGCGGTGGCGTTTGTGGGGCTCGAAAACATTCTTGCAGATTCCGAAACATTACTTTCCACATCGGCTTGATGTTCTTCCCAAAGCATGGGAACTGTGTCGTAACGCCAAACAAAAACCCCAACGCAAACACGGAGAAGCGACGATGAACGACACGACCACCAACCCAACCGCCCACGCGATCCAGAACCAACTGCAACGGCTCGATTGGATGATTCCAGATGCCAAGAAGCGGGTTGCCAAGGCCGCCGAACAAATGCTTTGGCGAGCCCAACGAGCCGTAGAAGATGCAACCGCGATGATGAACGACGAGCCCTGCAGCCTGAGCTGGACGGATTTTGCCGACGGAGATCTTCGCGAAGCCAAAGAAGCCAAGGCCGAACTCAACAAGCTCTACGAACAACAGAAGCTGCTGCAATACCTGCTCAAGAACCAATAGCCGCCAACAACCCTGACAACCACGACAAGGAACACGACCATGACCACCGCAGACAAAAAAGCAAACGAAAAGATTCTCCGCGACGCCTTCCGCACGATGGATCCACACCAAGCCCAAGAGATCCGCGAAGCCTACTACAAGGCGATCGAGGGTCTTCGCACCTTGGCCGACGCGCTGGAGATCGCCGACGCACAGCAACCACAGACGGCCGGCCCGCTTTTGACCGAACACCTCTACGCCTGCGAAGCACTCGACGCGATGCGTAACAGCATGCTTGGCAAGATTCTCTAAACGCAAGGAAAGCCAACGATGACCGCAATACCCGCAGTCGGAGATCGGATCCGATTGATTCACATGCCCGAAGATCCAGATCCGATTCCCGCAGGATCGCTTGGTACCGTTCGCGCGATCCACCCACACCATGGTTGGACACAGATCGAAATCGATTGGGACAACGGTCGGCAACTGATGCTTTCGATGCCCGACGATGTGATTGAGATCCTTACCACCGCAAACATTCAATCCTAGGAGGACCAAACCATGGCGACACGAGCAACGATTGCTTATGCAGACAACGATGGGAGCTACCATGCTGCCTACCTGCACTTCGATGGCTACCCGGAACATGCTGGGGTGATTCTCAACCAACGGCATAACTCCATCGAGAAAGTTTCGGCGCTTATCGCCGGGGGAGAGTTGCGATGTTTGAATGCGAGCGATGGGGAGCCCGAGTGTTTTTCTCGGGCACGTCCCCCAAAGCTTCTGCTCGACCGTGGGTCGCTTATGAAGTTCGCTCGCGATTGCGATGCGAACTATCTCTACGTCTTCGAAGACGGGCATTGGAGGTGCCACAAGCTGTGATGCTACTTGGCATCCGTAGCACGCATCGGAATCGGTGACGTGCCCGTCCGTTCCAGCACTGCGGGCTTGCCTGTGAACCGTTGGTATCGATCCACGATGACATCGGCATACAGCGGATCGAGTTCCATCAAGAACGCATTACGACCTGTCTGCTCGGCAGCAATCAAGGTAGATCCGCTCCCACCAAACAGATCGAGGACGTTCTCCCCGGGGCGTGACGAGTACTGCATCGCGCGGACCGCAAGCTCGACGGGCTTCTCAGTCAGGTGGACCATCGACTGCGGATTGACCTTCTTGATCTGCCACAGGTCGGTAGCGTTGTTGGGCCCGAGGTACACGTGGGCCGCCCCTTCCAACCAACCGTAAAAACACCACTCGTGCGCGCCCATGTAGTCTTTGCGGGTCAGCACTGGATGCATCTTGTCCCAGATGATTGCTTGGCTGAAATACAGACCATGCTTCTTGAGGAACGGGGGATAGTTGCCGCAGTTGGCATACCCACCCCAGATGTAGAAACCACGACCTGGGTCGAGCACCCGAGCGATGTTTCCAAACCAGGCATCGAGCAATCGATCGAACTCATCGTCGCTCACGAAGTCGTTGGCCAGGGGGCGATCCTTGGCTCGGAGCTTCTTGTGCGTCGGTGGATGCTTGGGTTTCCCGGTCTCGTGGTCGACCCCAAACGATGCCGCGTTGCCTTGTCCCCCTTTGAGTTTCTGCGAGGCGCTGTCGTTGGAAAACGATGACAAACCCGCTGCGATCGCGTTGTTCGATCGGGGTTCCACCTTCACGTTGTAGGGCGGATCTGTGTTGACCAATTGGATCGTTTTGCCACCGAGCAATCGATCGAGATCCTCGGGTTTCGATGAGTCACCGCAGAGCAATCGGTGGTTGCCCAAGATCCAGAGATCACCAGGTTGCGTCACTGCGGCATCGGGTGGTGCCGGCACGTCGTCAGGATCGGTAAGACCTTCTTCGACCTCGGTCTTGAGGAGCTTGAGCAATTCATCTTCGTCGAAACCAAGGAGAGACAGATCGAAGCCGTTGGTTTGCAGGTCCCCCAGTTCGATCGGAAGCAGATCGTAATTCCAATCGGCCAGTTCGGCTGTCTTGTTGTCGGCGATCCGATATGCCTTGATCTGCTCAGAAGTGAGGTCTTTGGCAACGTGGACGGGGAGCTTGTCGAGCCCAAGCTTCTGAGCAGCTTTGAAGCGGGTGTGCCCGCAGATGATTACCCCTTCGGTGTCGACAACGATCGCTTGGCGAACACCAAACTCACGGATCGATGCAGCCACGGCATCGACAGCGTCATCGTTGATGCGGGGATTGTTCGGATACGGACGAATGCGATCGAGCGACCAAAGTTCGATTTTCATGAACATGCCTTTCCAGGGGAGAAACGAAACGGAAAGGGTTCTGTCGATGTGTCTTTGGGTGTGTGTTTGGCTCGGTTGGTTGGGTCGCTGGGTTGGATGATCGCGAGGAATTAAAGATTCCCACGCACAAAACAAACTCTCTCTAACTTGGTGACCGTTCCCACGCCCCTAAAACGCTGGAAAATCGTGGGTAGGACCCATGCCAGAGGTCGTCATGAGTGCCAGTTTGGCACTCGTCGCGTGAGGCCCATAAAAGGCCCACACACGCGAGATGTTGTATTGTTGGCCTTCGACTGCAATCACGCAAGTGCGTCGCGTCTATTAGGCCAAATTTTGCGTTAGGTTTGATGCGGTGGTTGTGATGTTGGTAGCGATGCTTTGATCGTTTGTTTGGTAGCCATCGATGCATCGTCGATTCTCCCAATTCCCCCGATTCACCCTTTCACCCCCGTCTCGCAAGCGCTCTCACGTATGCATACGCGTGCGTGCGAGTGTGTATTGTGTGAGATATAGGTGAAAGAGAGAATTATGTGTTTATGTATATGAGTTATGAGATAGGGTGAAAGGTGAAAGAAGTTTTCGTCAATCTTTTCATTGGCTTTTTCTAAACTTCTTTCACTTCTTTCACCCCTCAAAGTTCTTTTGGACCTCCACATCGATTCACCCACGTCGGGAGAATTTCTGGGAGAACTTTCACCCCGGTTTATTGGTCCGACCAGTCTTTGACCAATCGATACCCTCTACCAGCGCGACCTTGGGTCGTTCCGCTCACGGGCTCGATGTCACCCTGTTGCTCTAAGGTCGTGATGATCTCCTGAAATGCTTTCGCATTCATCTTCATCCGTTTGAGCAACATGCTATGCGACATCTGCCGATCGGGTGCCAATTGCAGTTTTCGGATCAACCGAAGACAGTCGGCATGATACGGATTCTCGGCCACGTGGTTGCCGGCCATGAATAACATACGACGCGTTTGATGCATCATCAAAGATGTCGCCCAATTGGCTGCCGCAGCACCGATGATGGGATCCGCATGGTTTTCGCTGATCGCATACAGTAGCGCAAGTTTCCTTGCCTGCTCGTTGACGCGTCCCCATACCGTGGTGCCAACGGCATCGTTTTGACTCTCAGCGTTGCGATACTCGGTCTCGGCTGCGACTCGAGTATCTGCCAGGATATCAACCGCTTCAGCTGTTTGTGGAACAATCGTTGGGATTGGATGCCACGACTGCAAATTCCCCTGTCCAGGCATCAGGTCCTTCCACCATTTCGCTGTGGCGACGACTCGCTCAGGGATTTCCAAGACTTTCGCTTCCTGGCCGGCTCCTCGCACACCACATTCAAGGATAATCATCCGAGCGAAAAACCCGTTGGTAAGCATTCGCTCGGAGAGTGCCTCGTAGTAGTGGTTTGGGATCGCGGTTCCGAAGACCACCAAACACGGCTGGTCGATCGCTCCGGGTGATTCCTTGCCGGCCTTGCGACGCATGGGGTACACCGAATTGGCCGTTGAGTACATCGTGAGCAATGTCGACATGAGGTTTTCATGTCGGCCATCCTTCGACTTGCTCATCGACTGGAGCATCCCATCGATCTCATCCGTCTGAAACAACATGCTCGGCGAGAGATACAACGCGTCTTGAATGCCCTCGCCGCTTGAGAATCGCTCCCCAAGCGAGCCGGCCGCACCGATCTCGAATAGGATTCGCGTGTTGAGCTTCCGTGGCCAATCTTTGCCGGCAGCCGAATGGGCCAAGCCGAGCAAATACAGATTGGTCCGATTATCACCGGGGTCTCGAACCTTGCGTCCAGCCAGGAACGCTTGCAGCGCAAGTGCACCCGAGAAAGCCATCACGTGGTTCGGGTACGGAGCGGTGGCCAAACACAGATCCATCACCTCGGAGACAAATCCCGGGATGCGCAACATCTCCAGAGGGACTGGTCCCGGATCGACAAGTTCGTTTTTACTTCTCGGCTCAGTCACAAACTCGTTGGGTTCATGAAGCTGAATGATGGTAGCACCCATCGGATCGCCACCGTAACCTTGCTGGCGTAGAACTCGCGCTGCCATTTCAAAGTCACCTCCGTACTCAAGCCACGCGTAAACCGCAAACGGACTGTATGCGCGGTTCGGTTCCAACGGAGCCGCGTTGCCACTAAAGACATAAAACGACTTGTCCTTCAGGGATGCCGACCAGCCATTGGCCTTGCCCGGGCGACGCCAGAGTTCGTTTTCCGCTTTCTTGACCAAGGTCCAGCCATACTTGATGAGCAGGGCTCGGATGTCACCTCGGTTGTTGAAATCGTCCCCTGGTCGATTCTCGGGCACGAACTGCGAGTCCGCAGGAACGTCGGCCGTCGGCAAGTATTCGTTCAGTGACCAAGCAGTCTCCAAGAGCATCTCTCGTTCCTGGGGAGTTAGCACAGGAATCTCGGTAAGTGATCCTTGCTCGAGCGAGTAACCCAAGGTTGGAGCGCAGAGAAACAGTCCCCCTTCGCCACGAGTCTCGATCAAAGTGACCATCGCACCGTCTCGAAATCCCATGGCAAGCTTCATGTTGCCATTGATCGGCTCCGAGCAGCGATAGATCACGTGCTTGCCTCCAGACTGGCTAGTCTCGATCACCAGCCGAGACAATAGCTCGGGTGGGATTTGCTCTTTCCAGGCCTCGAAGCGATCACCCCCTCGGTCGAAGTCGAGCATTTCGAGGTTGCCACTGACTTGGCCAGTGACGACGCAAATCGCATCTTCGGGTTTGGAAAACCATTCGACGACCTGCCGCTCTTGCGGGATTCGCAACTGAAAGTTTTTCCATCCTGGAAGGGATGGTCGTTTCGCTAGTCTCTTGGCCGGCAGGACAGAAAGACCACTCTCGCGATAAGCCAAAGCGGATGGGAGCAATGATGCAGGATTGGATGTAGTAATCAAAACGGAATCTCCTCGTCAGTAAATGCATTAGAAAAATGTTGTGGTTCGAGTGGTTCGGGCAACGGCCCGAGCTCGTAGTCGATGATCCGTTCGTATTCCTCCCCCGAGACGCTGCGCACTTGGATCGCGAGGGTCTGAGCGATCGCACCCCCTTCGATTCGCGCGAGTGCCTCGTCGGTGGTTTCGGGAACGGGATCACGGGATCGCTGTTTCCACCAAGCCACGGCACGTTGGCGTGCGTAGCCGGAGTGTTCAAAGCAGATCCACTCGGATTTGTGGGATCGCCAGCCGACCATGTAATCGACTCGCATCGATCGCGGTGCGTCATCGGCGGCCCCACGCTTGAGGTGGCTGTAGTAGTGTGTGTCAGTGACTTCGTAGCGCGTGTTGGTGACTTGGCCAGATAGGATTGGTGCTTGGGTCGCTTGGGCTTCGTGGTTCTGCTTTTCAGGTGGTGGGAAGGTAAAACCGCACTCTGGGCAATTCGCGTATCCCATCGCGATGAGTGCATTGCATTTGGGACATTGCTTCGCAGGTGCTTCTCCTGTCGATTGGCTTCCTGCAGGTTTGATCCGCAGGCAATCAACCGGTCCGTGCCTTAAAACATTGCCACCAAAGTCGAGGACTAAACAGTTCTGTTTGCTCGGGTGAAGTCTGAAGCCGCGCCCCACAGCCTGATAGAAAAGTCCCGGCGATGTCGTCGGTCGTACCAAGGCCACACAGTCAATGTTGGGTGCATCGAAGCCGGTGGTTAGCACGTTGACGTTGCACAAGTATTTGAGACTCCCGCTGCGGAACTGCTGGAGCAATCGGTCTCGATCCTCCGAGGAGGTTTCGCCAGTAACGAATCCGCATTCGATGCCGTGTTGGTCTCGAAGGGTATCGACGATGTGGTTGCCATGTCGAACGCCGCTCGAGAAAATCAGCACGGCGTTTCGGTCGGCTGTTTGCTCGACGATCTCGCGACACACGGACTCAACAAGGGCCTCGCTGTCCATGAGGGCTTCGACCTGGTCGGCGACGAATTCGCCCGCACGAACGTGCAGAGAACCGAAGTCGATTTGGTCTTTGCCAGACTTGGAAACCAGCGGACACAGGAAACCGTCGCGAATCAACTCCTTGATCCCGACTTCGTAACAGATCGTGTTAAGGATATTTTCCGGCGCACAGATCGGTCCGTCCTTGAGTCGAAACGGGGTGGCCGTGAACCCAATGATGCGCAGATGGGGATTGACCTTCTTGGCATCCGTGAGGAATTGTTGATACATCCCCTCGCCATCGGGTGGGATCAAATGGGATTCATCGATAATGATCAGATCGAATCGATCGAGTTCGCAGGCACGCTTATACACCGATTGGATCCCAGCGATGATGACGGCATTGTTTGTATCGCGACGTTTCAGACCTGCCGAGTAGATACCGAAGTCCACCTCGGGGCAGACTGCGGTTAGCTTGTCGGCTGTCTGCTGCAGGAGTTCTTTGACATGGGCCAAAACGAGGACTCGACCTTGCCATCGCGTGACCGCATCTTTGCAGATCGTTGCCATGCATGGAGTTTTCCCCCCTGCGGTTGGAATGACCACACAGGGATTGTCATCACGATCACGCAGATGGTTGTAGACCGCGTTGACCGCGGCTTGTTGGTAGGGACGTAGTTGCATCGGATCACTCCCATTCCAACATTGAAAAGCCCATTTCAAGCCGCGTCTCAAACGAGCGGTCGTACACGTCAACTGGGTCGTCATCGGGGGCTAGCCGAGGCCGATCCTTTTTCCGTTTGCGTGTTACCAGAAGCGACTTGCCACACTCAGGACACTCATCTCTACGATTCGTGACGATGACTCCACAATCGCCACAGGTTCTTTGGTCCAAACTCTCTGCCATGATCACTCTTCCATACATTTCGAGATGCGTACAAAAACCATGCCTCCAGGGATCGGTTCGCGTTTCCAGGTGTCTAGGTGGATGATTTGGCTGTCGTCGTGATAGGCACCGCCTTGCCCAAGTGCATCGAGCAATGCTTTTTGAGTGTTATCCACGTCTCGGCGACGACGGTCGGGTGGATACAGTTCGATGAAGACTTCTAAGTCACCATCGATGGGGCGAACGCCGCGCGCCGCGAGGATCGACACAACCTGTTGACGGAAGAGTCGACCCCCGCGGCTGATGAGCGTCCGTGCTCCCACCCGCCGCCAGTAGTGGTTCACTGACGGCGGGTACGGCAGTTCAAGTTCGATCACGAGGGACGTCTCCATGGTGGAGTCGTGTGGCTCGCTTGCTGTGGCTGTGCCGTAGCCGCCGCAGGTTTCGCGTAACCCTTGATCTCGTTGGTGATGTCCCCCGAATCCTCGCGCCTACGACACTTGACGTTGATCACCAACGGCAAGTTATGCAGCTCGACCGAGTCGCCAGGGGTGAGCACCCCAACGGCACGGCAGATGGCCGAGAGTTCCGCTTGCGCGATCTGCACCGCAGTCGCATTCGCGTTGTGAAGGTTCAGTCGGGACCAAAGGAATCGACCTTTGTATTCCCCCTCGAGGATCTGGAACGTGAGCTGCAAATAGCTCCCCGATCCGGACTTCGTCGGCTTGAGTTCCGACTCGGTGATGATCGCCAGGTACTTGCCGGCTGGGATCGGTTCAAAATCCGACGACGGTTCGACTTGGTTCGCATTGAAGTTGTTGAGATTAGCCAAGGTTCGTTACTCCTTCTGGAACAGAAACAGGGTTGGACAGTTCGTTAGGTGAGCCGAGGATGCCGCCAACAATCGCATCCCAAGCCAATGGAATTTCAGGTTTGAGCCGGTACCGGTTCTTGGCCACGCATGAGGGACCACCGACCGTTTTCAAGATGCGTTCGCCACCGGCAGCACCCACGGGTGCTGCGATCGCTCTCTGGCGACCAAAGCCACTCTCTTCGGTGCGGGTAGTAAATCGCTTGGTGGCAAAGAGCACTGCATCGCACCATTCGGTGATGATGGCGCTGGCATGCTTGTGCAGACGAGGCGAGTAGCGGTCGTAGGCGGGTGCTTCGGGATCCTCGAATTTCTCGACCTTCGCGTGAGCGATCAGAAAGATCATCATCCCGCGATCGCGATGGAGGTTGCCGAGTTTGTCGATGAGCTTGCGCCAGTAATCCAAAGCGAGGGTGTAACCTTTGCCGTACCCACCTCCGACCTTTTCGATCGTCGTGGCCGATTCGCGTCGGCAGATGGCATCCCAGATCAATCGCTCGAGCCAATCGAGCGAATCGATCGCCACGGTTTGGTAATCGTGCTGCTGGGTTTCAAGCTCGGTCAGGGCAGCGACGACATCTTCGAGGGACTTGGCCAGTGGGAAGCGATCGCAGTCGATCTCTCCCAGGCCATCCTCGGTCTGGATGAAAATCGGTTTGGGGGTGGTGGCTGCGAGGCTACTCTTGCCGACCCCTTCGGTACCGTAGACCAAGATTCGTGGTGGCAGGTGGGCTTTCCCACGCTGCACTTGCTGTAACAAACTCATGTGCATTTTCCTTACAAGAACGAACAAAAAACTGGGTAAAACAAAGGCAGTAAGCAGGTGGGCACAGGGAGTCCCGACGCTCTCTCCGTTTGCCATTCGTGGCCGGGAGCGTCACGCCATCCCACCTGCCTACTGCGCTGGATCAGAGAAAATCGAAGACGCGAGTCTCTTCGTAGCCCGTGGGCCACGAATCGTTCGCGGTACAAGCATGCAAGCGATCGATCGCCTGCTCGTTTTCCTTTTGGGCGAGGTTCAAAACCTCGCTCGAGAGTTGCCAAACACCGCAGCGGTAGGGTTCTTTCTTCTCCACGGCGATCAGATGGACGGGAACATAGATCCCCAGGGCTTTCTTAAGCACGGCTCGGTAGAAGGCCAATTGGTGGGCGTACCCGTAGCGCCGCGAGTCGGCCTCGAACCAGGTCAAGTCATCGCAGGTTTTCAGGTCCACGATGCTCGGGGCTGGATCCAGCCAGTCGATACGGATCTGGCAGGGGAATCCGCAGTACTCGGCCCGCACGACCGCTTCGGCGATCCCGTATTGCAGCAAATCAACAGCCGCCTCGTGCATTGCGACCGATTCATTCATCCGCTCGATCGTTTCGAACTGCGAATCGGACAGCACAGGTTTGCCGACCGTCTCGGCCCACTGAGTCCAGGCCTTGGTGGCTGGCCCGAATGGCAGACCGGTTTTCTTATTGATGGGACCGCCGACAGCGAAGTCTTCGCGGAATCGGTCGAGGCCTTCGAGGATTAGGACGTGGGCGGCACGTCCGACCAAATAGGCCGGCGATTCTTCTTGGGTGTGACGTTGGTACTTCTTGCGGTAGTAGAGCTGAGGGCACTTGCGAAAGTCGGCCAACTGATGGCTCGATAGATAGTGCTTCGCTTTCGCGTGGTATTCGTCGGCTGACTCGTGGATCAGAAACGACATGGATGGGGACTGATGCATGGCAAACTCCTGCGTTGTTAAACGTGGAAGCGTTGTGCCTCCATATAATTATTTGCCGCTCGACCCTCTACTTCGCG